TTGAAATTATTTGGTAAAAATAATGGTGATAAAAAAGATGAAAATATCCACCAATTACCAATAAGTGATATAGAATATAATTATTTCGGGGATTTATTTCTTTGTTTAATAGATAATGAGAAATATTCTTCATTAGATGTTGAAATTTTTGAAAATATTTATAACGCATTATATCTAAATTTTATGGATAATGATGAAGAAACTGAAGAAGAAGAAGAAGAAGAAAATATTTTTAGTGACGATAATGTAGTTAGTGAAGATGAAGATGAAGATGAAGAATTTAATATAGATAATTATGGAGATAATAGTGATTCATCTGGAAATGAATCCGACGAAGAAGTAAAGAAACCTGTTAAAAAAACAAAGAAAAAAAAATTAATTAAAACAAAAGAAGTAGATAATAAAGATATTATATATGAAGAAAAAGAGGTTACTGAATTAAAAAATATTACTAGGATAAAAACATTAGAAATTTTCTTATCCCTATTAGAAAATAAAGAAGACTATTTTAGAGATTTAGAAAGAAACTTATTTAACTATACTATAAAAACTTGTATTGAAAAAAATATAGTTCCAAGTTGGAATTCAATCTTTACACAAGTCTATATAAATAAAGCACGTTCGTTATATACAAATTTGTCACCAGATAGTTATGTTAAAAATAAACGTTTATTCACAAGACTTAAAAAAAATGAATTTACACCTGAAAAACTAGTTAATATGTCTTATCAAGAACTATTCCCAGAAAACTGGAAAGAATTAATTGACGAGAAATATAGAAGAGATAAAGTATTATTTGAAACTAAAAAAGAAGCAATGACAGACCAATTTCAATGTAAAAAATGTAAGAGTAGAGAAACTTGCTATTATGAAGTTCAAACTCGTAGTGCGGATGAACCTATGACTATCTTTATTACTTGCTTAAATTGTGGAAATAGATGGAAAAATTAAAATTATTAAATTCTTATATTAAAATTTTTTAATTATTATAAATTGACAAATCCTCTATTTTCCAATATTCAAATTTATCAATACCTATTTCTCTTTTTATAATAAAAGGAGTTTTTCTTTGTCTTAATTCTTCCTTAGCGATAAGAATAACATTATCTAAATCTTCGGTTACTTCTATTAATGATTCTGTACCCATTGCGAGTTGTTGGGCTCTCATACCTAATATTTTAGCATACTCATATTTTGTAAGAATTGGATCGGAAATATTTTTACTTATATCATAATTTTTATATAAATCCATATAATTTTCTGAATTTATAATTTCACTTTTTGTATCAGTCATATTATATTATAATATTTATTTTTTTAAACAGAATTAATCAATTTTATATTTAAATATAAATATATAATTAAAAAATTTATAAATTATAAGGTGGTTCTCATTAGAACTCGGTGCTCATTCTAATTTCTCATTAGAACTCGTTGCTCATTCTAATTTCTCATTAGAACTCGGTTTCTCATTCTAATTTCTCATTAGAACTCGTTGCTCATTCTAATTTCTCATTAGAACTCGGTTTCTCATTCTAATTTCTCATTAGAACTCGTCCACTTCTGCTTACATACACAGCAACAATAAATAAACTTCATTTCATCTCTATTATATTTTATGTATTTAATTTTCTTAGGTACCCCTTCATTAGTAGGACATTTAACATTAACACATTTAATATTAGTAATTGTGGGTAATGTTGGATCTTCGTAAATATTATCATTAACAAAAGTTTTATACGAATATGTATTTGTATTATAATTCTGTTTATATACACACTCTTTATTGTTCCCTTCTAAATTTTCTAATTCATATTCTTCCAAACATAATTTACAATAATATTTTAACTTCTCTTTCTCATCTATTTTAATATATAACATATTGTTATCATTTGTACAAAAAAACATCTTTTAAATTAGTATAATATTTATTTTTTAAAATAAAAAAATCAATTTTATATATTTATAATTAATTATATATAAATTTTTATTTACCAAATATAATATCATATTCCGAATAAAGCAATTCTATTTTTTCTCTAATAGTATGATAATCACACTCTAGTATTTGCATACTATATATACCACTCTTTATCTTCTTTTTATGTAATTTATGGTGATTACCTAATGTTTTATGATATTTACTAATATTTTTAACAAAATAATTTAACATTATATCTTTAAAATCTTCATACCCTTCCGGAGTTTCATTTATAGCCTTTAATACAGAAGTCTCTAAATTATGATATGTTATCACATTATTAAACTCCTTTGATTTCTGCCCTGTTTCCGTTTCCCATCCGGGTTCATTCTGTATGGGGTGTTCATTCATTATTGACTGAATTGATAATAATACAGACGATAACGTTTGGACGCTCGTCCAACCTGGACCGTGCCAAGTATTTAATATGGATAAACATACCTTACCACATTTATATAGATTTGGATGAAATCTAACATTTCCGTTTAAATTTATAAATTTTACTTTAGGGGGATTAATAGGATAATCCTTGGGTATTTCTAAATGAAAAAAATAGAAACCGTGAGCATACGGCGAATCTTCTGGTCCTATAATTAATGCCTTAATTTTAAATATATCTTCTTCATCTATAGAAACGTGAATATTTTGTTCTTCTAAATTATTACGTCTAATATTCTTTATATCAGCAGTTATGCGTTTAACAGCTAAATTACTCATTATTACAAAATTGTTTTTTAGTTCTTAAATTACTTAAAAAAAAATTATTCAATTTTTGGGGAATTATTAAATAAAATATGTTTAATATTCGCGATATGAATATTAAAGAGTTTATAATCAAAAACTTTAATGCTTAAAAATATATTCAAAAAAAATAATTTAAAAAAAATTGAATTAATTTAAATAAAATTTTTCTGTGAATATATATAAATCGAAAATGGCAAAAAATCTAAAATTTAAAACTGTTGATGAATTTTTAAACAATAGAAAAATCACCGATAAATTAGATAAAAATATTTCCCACACTTCATTGGGAGACCATAAACAAAACATTTTTCCAGGTAAATACAATATTAAACCAGAAGAAAAAGAATTCTTCTTAGATTTATATACAAAATGGATTTTTAAATATGAAGAATCATTACATCTTACTGAAGCACATGACCCTGAAAAATGTCCTGTGTTGATAGATTTAGATTTCCGTTATGAAAATACAGGTTCGATAGAAAGAACTTATAAAGAAGAAGATATTCAGTTTTTTATAGAGAAATATTTTGATATTTTAGGAAATTACCTTAAATTTGAAGATAACCAAAGGGAAACCTTTATTCTAGAAAAACCTTCTCCTGTCGGACACCCTAAGGATAAAAATATTATGAAGGATGGGGTCCATATTATTATACCATATATAGTTTCCAATTATAACGTCTTACACCTTGTAAGAAATGATATTATAAAAGATAAAGAAATAGAGAAAAGGTTTAAAGACCTTAAATTCACTAATCCTATCGACGATATTGTAGATAAAGCAGTTATTGAAAAGAATAACTGGTTTATGTATGGTAGTTGTAAACCTGGTAAAGAACCTTATTTGGTAACTAGTATTATAGATTATCAAAATGGGAAATATATTACAACACAAGGACAAAAAAATTATAAGGACGGAGAATTAGTAAAACTTCTTGGTATCAATGATAATTTAGACGATAATTTATGTTCTTTTAATAAAAGTTCAAAAGATATAACAGAAGCATATGAAAAGGCTTTTGGTAAGGCTAAGTCTAAAACAAATATAAAAGTTAATAAACGTTATATGAAGAAGACTACTGAAAACCTTGAACTTATCAAACAAATAGTAAGTATCTTATCTGCTCAGAGAGCAGAATCATTTGATAGTTGGATAAGAGTTGGTTGGTGTCTTCATAATATAGATTATTCTTTATTAGATTCTTGGATAGAGTTTAGTATGCAATCTCCTAAATTCGAAGACGGTGCATGTGAACAGAAATGGGCAGAAATGAAAGACGAAGGAGGGTTAGAAATAGGAACCTTATATAGATGGGCTAAAATGGACAATGAAGAAGCATATAAACGAATTATGCGGGACGATATTGAAAATTTAATTCGGACAAGTTTAAGTGTTTCACATTATGACATTGCGAAAGTTGTTCATAAACTTTATAAACACGAATTTAAGTGTGTTTCAAGTAGGAACAAGCAATGGTATCAGTTTATAAATCATAGATGGACAGAAATGGATAATTGTACTTCTTTAAGACATAAAATTTCCGAAGAAATTGTCCAAGAATATTGTAATTATGCGGGGAAGTGTAATCAAATTATACAAAACTTAACAGATGAAACACAACAAGAAACCTATATTAAAAGAGGTAAAAAAGCATTTGAAATTTCTGGTAAATTAAAAAATATGCCTTTTGTTGATAATATTATTAGAGCTTGTTCTGTTTTATTTCACGATAAAAAATTCTTTGAAAAACTAGACAGTGACGTCAATTTAATTGGTTTTGAAAATGGAGTGTATGATTTAGAAAATGAAGAATTCAGAGAAGGATATCCAGACGATTATGTATCCTTCAGCACCGGTATTGATTATGAAAACTTTGATAAAGATGAAGAAATAATCCAACAAGTTCACGAATTTATAGGTCAAGTTCTTCCTATTCCTGCGGTTAAAGAATATGTTCTCAAAGTTATGGGTTCTATTCTGAGTGGGAAGACTGGGGAGGAAAAGTTCCATATTTGGACTGGTTGTCACGCCAAAGATACTAAAATAATGACATCAAATGGGTTACATAAAAAAGTACAAGATATAGAAGAAGGTGACTATTTAATGGGTCCTGATTCTAAACCACGAAAAGTATTAAATCTTGTTAGAGGTAAATCAAATATGTATGAAATTACACCATCTAAAGGAGATAAGTTTATTGTTAATGAAGGTCATATTATGGTTCTCGAAAACAAAAGTGGTGATATTATTGAAATTGAAGTAAATAAATATATTAAAAATAAAATAGAAAAACAAGAATATTATTTAATAAAAAAAACAAAAGACTTTAAAAATAGAGAATTATTAAGTTTTAAAATAAATAAAGTAAAAGAAGATGATTATTATGGCTTTAGATTAGATAAAGACCATCTTTATTTAACAGAAGACTTTATAGTACATCATAATTGTGGGGGTAACGGAAAGAGTAAATTAATTGAACTCTTCGAAAAAGCTTTCGGTGATTATTGTGGTAAAATGTCAGTTACTTTAATTACTCAAAAGAGAGCAGCTTCAAATAGTTGTAATCCAGAGTTAATAGCAAATAAAGGGAAACGATTCGTTACTCTTCAAGAACCCGACGATGATGAAAAAATTCATACCGGTTCAATGAAAGAATTAACAGGTGGAGATAAAATACAAGCAAGAGGTCTCTTTAAAGACCCAATTGAGTTTAAACCACAATGGAAAATTGTTCTAACTTCGAATGTTTTACCACAAGTTAATGCGAATGATAGGGGTACTTGGAGAAGAATTAGAGTTACAGAATATGTGTCTAGGTTTATGGAACCTTCAGAAATTGATCCGGAAATTCCATATCAGTTTCCCATTGATTATGATTTATCAACTAAATTAGAACAATGGCCCGAAGCATTTATGTGGATTCTTATTCAAGAATACCATAAATATGTTAAAGAAGGACTTAAGGAACCTGACGAAGTTCTTAAGAATACAAAGGCATATCAAGAAGAGAGTGATATATTCCTTCAATTCATTGAAGATAATATAACTACTTCGCTAACAGAAAAACTTTCAGTTACGGAAGTTAATAATGTATTTAAAATGTGGTTTCAAAATTCAGGTAATGGTGGGAAAATGCCCAAAATGGGAGATTTACATAATAGTATTACTATGAAATACGGACCTGTTAAAGGACAAAAATGGTCTGGTATTACTATTGGTCATCCAGACCAAATGGAACCTGATTCAGAAGAAGAAGATTAAAGGAGTTTATAAAATAGTAAAATAAATAGTAGTAAAACTAATATTAAATGAGTATAAAATGTTATATTATATAATTTATCTATCCAATATTTATGGAATTCTATTTTTTTTTTTATTAATTGTCTTGCTTTTTTTATGGTTTGATTAGTTGCGTCTTTATCTATAAGTAAATCTCTTTTTGTCATTAATTTATTTACTTTGTTATTTATTTGATTATATTCAAAGAGTTTTTTCATTTCATCTTCAGTTATTTGGGTTGTCATATTTATTATATATTAATATTTTTAATTCACAAAGTAATTCATATTATCTAAATAATTTCTTGTTACTACACCATTAAAACTATCCCCATAATCTACACTCCCTTTTAAATAATTATCCCTATATAATTTTTTCCAACTTCCTCTTGATTCTTTTAATAATCTTGGAACTAAAGGTTTATTTATTTTATAATGAGTTCCTTCCAATTCGTCATATTTATTTTTATTCACATAGACCTCTTCTTTATTTTCTTTTATATTATCAAATCCTTTATCACTAAATTTCTCTTTAATACCTAATAACTTATCTAAAACAGTTCTATCAACGCATCCCATATAAATTATTATAAATAATAAAATAAAAAATACTACATAGTTTAATGTTTGATTATCCATTTTAGTATTAAACAATATTTTTTTATATAAAAATTAATTATTTATATATAGTAAATGGAAAATAATTGTTTTTCTAATAGTCAATGTTTTTATTATTCATATCTATTTTATTATAGTATTAAAAGAAAATTCTTTAAAATAAAAAGAAATCTTTATCAATATATATGTCCTATAAATAATGATTTAGACACTAATTTAGAAAATAATTATGAATTACAAGAAATTGTTATTATTAATAATGATAATACAAAAGAAAACCTTTCTAAAAAAAAATCCAATTCCTCACAAGAAGAAATAATATATGAAAGAAATGAAAAAACTCCTATTGTCACCAAACAACCTCAAACACAAATAGATAATAGTAATGAATTAGAAAAACTTAAATTAAAAAGACGCAACTCTATGAAAATAAGAAATAATAAAAAAGAAATAAATATAGAAAAAAAAAATAAAATTAAACCTATAAGTGTTAATGAAACAATATATGAAAATGAAGTTAGTTATACAGAAGATAAAGAAGAAGATAAAGAAGAAGAACCGCGACTTAGAAAATTAGTAAAAAAGAAAAATAAAAAAACTGGTATTTCAAGTAGTGACGAAGAAGAATGGGATATTATATAAATAATTTTATAGAATTAATTTTATAACTAATAATTAATATGGGAAAATATAAAATACATTTTTTGATATTAATTCTTATTATAATTCTTTTTTTACTTATTAAAAAACATAAATTTATCCAAAATATAAATATTAATGATATAAATGATGATATAAATGATAATATAAATATTAATGATATAAATGATAATATAAATGTAAATGTAAATAATAAAAATAATATTATAGAACCTTTTATTGATGGTAATTTTAAATTATGTAAAGAAGGGGATTGTGAATGTTTAAAATTAAATAGGGCTCCTGACGGAACTTGTGTTAAATATAAAATTGCGAAAAAACCTAGTACTCCAGAATATAAAGATAAAAAATTATATATGGATCACGTAGTAAGGAATAATCTATATCCTTTAAAAAGAAATTTAGATATATTAATATTTGTAGGAAGAAGAATGAAAGATATAAAAAAAAGATTTAGAAAATCTCCTCCTTCAATGCTAAGTAATTTACAAAATATAGAAAAGAATAAACATAGTATGGATCCAAAAACCCAATCTCTATTTTTAGTTTTTAATAAAGCAAATAGAATTCTTAAATATTTTAATGAAGGAGACGAACCTTATATGAAATATTTAGTAATAGATGTAGAACACGGAGGCGAAAGTAGAGAAGTACTAAATTCATATGGCATAAGTGATAAAATAACTCCTGTAATTTATTTAATAAATGAAGCAAATAAGGAGAAAAAATATTTTAAATGCGACCCTATGGAAGATAAATGTTATTTATTAAAAGAGTTAATGATATTTATTGCGAATGGTGATTTAGGTTTGATATCATATTTGAATCATTTACACGATCCATTCAGTGGTATAGAATTTAGGCACGATTCTAGAAAGAACGAATGGTATCCTAAAAATCCAGGGTTAAAAGTTCACGAAGAAGGAACAGAAATGTGTAAATTGATAGATTATAGAGATTTACCAAATGATGTAATGGAAAAAGCAATAAAAATGTAAACTATTTTTTATTTTAATTTTCTAATGAAATATTAATATTATAACACAATGAAAACTAAATATATAATAATTATACTTTTAGTTTTATTTATATTAGTAAATATTTTTAAATATAAAGATAAATTTATTTCTTTTAATACAAATACAGGATTTGATCAGGATTTACAATCTTCTAATAATGAAAATAAAAATAATAAAATTTTTAAAAATATTTTTAAAATAAATACAGAAGAGAAAATCGATAAAGCAGATATCTCAGAACAGGAATTACCTAAATTAATATTTTATTCCTATGAAAAATGCCCTAAATTATATAAACTTTTTAAAGGGTTAAGTTCTAAAGTTGGCGATAATGAGGATGAGCAGATAGAAAATGTTGACGGTTTAAGATTTAGGAATAAAATAAGGTCTGCTTTTTATAATATAGATAGAACAATTAAAATAGAACACCCGTTAATAGAAATAGAAAGGAAATTAATGCCTGTAACTATTGAAGAAAATATACAAACTAAACTAAATATTGATTCAATTAATAATATTACTATAGATATTACTTCATATCAAGTTTACATTGAAAACGAATATTCAGAAGTAGACGATTATCAAGAATTAATAAATAATTGTAATTTAATATCTTTGTATTTGGAAAATAGAATACCTAAAAAAATGAGTGAAAATTTTATTAGATTAAAAGATATTTTAGAAGGGGAACAAGAAAAAGTTAAAGATTTAAGAGATTTAGACCCTAAGGCACTTTTTTTGAAAGATTTGGAAAATCCTAGTAAATTACAAAATACAACTATAGATTTGTCAATCATTAACTTCAATCCAGATATTGAAGATTATGCTACTGCTCAAACATTTTGTGATTCCGCAAGAAAAGCAAGAGACGAAGCAGCAGAAGCAGAAGCAGAAACTATACAAACAGCAGAAGAAATAGAAGCATCACAAGAAGAAGAAGCAGCACAAGAAGAAGAAGTCGAAACACAACTACAAACAGCAATCGGAAAATTAAATTTCAATGAACAAGAACAAGAATACTTGATTAAAATACAAAATAGAATTATTGACTATGAAGATTATAATTATTCTAAATTAGTAAATGATATTATTACTTTAGAAAGTTTAGACCAAAAAAAAAATAAAGATTTTTGTGCTATGTTATTATTATATGTATATTATAATATTAATGTTATAGTACCCGGTTTGTATACAGAAGAACAAATAACTGATGAAATAACGGAAACTATAACTTTATTAGAAGACTATAAAATAGATAATTTAAAACCTGAATATAAAGTAGAAGATAAAATAGTAATAGAAATAGATTCAATTAAAAAAGAATTATCTAAGTTAAAAACAACAGTTGCCCAAGAAGAAGAGTTAATATTAGATAACCCCAATTTTATATTTGAATTAGGAGGTAAAAAAATTAATTATTTTACAGACAATCATATAGAACAAAAACACAAACAAGTTTCTTTTAATGTCAAAACAGATTTCACAGAAGAAGACGTAGTAAATTTTGTTGAATATTGTTTTAATTTATGTTGTTTTGGAGCAATTAATATAGATTTACTTTCCTTCACAGAGAATCACTATCGTGTTCTACCTTGTTTTAATCCAATACATAAAAGTAATACACATTATTATATTCTTCCAGAGAGAATTAGAAAAGTTGCGATGGAAGAAGGAAAAGAATATACTAGGGCAAAATGTAATGGTTGTGCGTCAAATATAATTATATTCTTCGATAAACTACCAGATAAATTTAAATATTATGAAGCAATAAAAGGGGAACCAGATATAGTTAATGGGATAAATGAACCCGAATTCATAAATGACATTTTACAATAATAAAAATATTTTTAATATATAAATTAATGAAAAAAATAAAAGTTTTTTTATTAATCATATTCATTTTACTATTCCTTATAAATAACATTTTTATACCCAAAAAAAATAACTTCGCAAATTTACAAATTCAAACAGAATATGATAAATATACCAAGAATCAAGATACTGCTGTAAGTATATTAAAACCTACTTTGACTTTATATTATGATAGGTATGATGTTAATTCTAAATATTTTTATGACGATACGAGAACTCTACAAATAAAAAATATTTTAATACAACAAAATGATATAGATATTTTAGATAATGAATTTGAATTTTTAAAAAATACATTTAATACAATAATAAAAACAGGTATAGAAGACATCTATAAACACGATAAAGGAAAGGTAGAAAACGGAAACATATTAAATGAAGAAGAAACATTTATAACTGAATATGAAATTAATTGGACAAGACATTTTTGTTTTAGAACAACTACAAATGGAAGACGACATGAAAATCAAGAGGAAACCGACTATATAAAAAAAGAGTATTTAGCAAATAATGATTATTTACTTACGCAATATATCGAAAAGGACTTATATAAATCCCTAAGACTTAGTGAATATGATTTTGAAGAATTTATTACTTTATTTGAAGCAGTTAGAACACATTTAGATACATATGAAGATTTATTTAATAGATATCAAGATGTAAATAGAAGTTATACACATTTTAAATGGCACGACGATGGCAGATTTACATTAAAAGATGATACTGATTTCAAATCAAACCAAGCAGTAACAAACCTAAATAATTATCTTAAAGACAGATATAAAACATTAAGGGAAGGATTAATAAGGAAAAAAAATAGTATGATGGAAAATGTAATTGAAAGAAATAATTTAGGTGTGTGGAACCAAATTAAACTTTTATATGAAACAGAAAGTTTCCCTTATTTAAATCATAAACTACTAACATTAGAAGAGATTTACTGTCAAGATGGCAAAATGCCTACTTGTATTAGTAATGAAATAACAGCATTTAAAAAGAATACTGAAGAAATATATGAAGCAGGGACACCTTCTGGTTCACCTACAGATTCTCCAAAATTATTAGAAGAAGAAATAGTAATTGATAATATGAAAACAAGACAATTCCCTAGAAATGAAGAATTAGTAGATAAATTACCCAAAGTTATTTTCACATATCAAAAATATGAATATGAAGGTCTCATAGATGGTGCGAATACTAAGTTAATAGAATATGACGGTATATATAATATTAATAATCAATTTATAAAAAAGGGTAGAAATAATATCTTAAAATTTTTAGTAGATATGATGGAAGAAAATTTAGAAATAAAACAAGGAGGTGACAAAGAAGGTAAAATACATTTTCATAATGATACTATTAATAATATTATTAATAATGTTGAAAATAAAGAAGAAATACATGAATTTAATAATAAAAATAAAATTAAAAATGAAGGAATGGAAGATATTAAAACTAATCCAAATTTCGATTTAAATTTTGATTATTTAATTAAATGTAATAAATGTTCTGAATTTATAAAAATAAAAAATTAAAAATTTACTTTTTTAATGCTCCCGACGCGACTAATATAATCGCAATTGGAATAGATATACCCATTAAAATTACAGGGTATAATAATAATACTCTTTCTCTCTTTTTAGAACAATCGCATAATCTATTGACTAATTTGGCGAAATAAACGATTATACATACATAATAACCTAATAAATATATTTTAATTAATAAACTAATAAGTCTTCCAAGCATATTTTGCATACATTTCTGTTTTGATAATGGTGTTCCTGTTAATGAAGATAATAATCTAATTAAAATAATAACAGAAACAATTAATGCTGATGGTTTAATAAATTTAACTACCTTAATTTTTTTAGCACAATCGCAATTTTCCTTTTCTAATTTCTCAATATATTTATAAATACCAATATTACAAGCAATAATTATAATCATACAAATAACACTTACGGCTGTTAAACTTTTATTCATATTTTATAATATATAATAAGAAAAAAATTTATTTATTTATTTTTTTATTTATAAATTAATTAATAAATTAATTAATAATTTCTTTAATTTTTCTATATAAATCTTGAATAGAAGAATTATTTTGAATAATACAATCAAAATTTGTATTATCTAATTTATTCTCAGATATATGTTCGTCATTTAACGAATTATTTCTATTTACTTTTATAATATATCCTCCTAAAGATTTAATTATATCATATTCGTGTAAAAATCTAACGTCATTTATAATAACTCTAATATTCGGGTCTTCCCCTAATTTATCCAAATACCAATTTTTAAAAACTTGAACCCATAAACCTCGTTCTTTTTTCCCTTTAAATATTTCTGGAAAATGTTCTGGGAAAATAAATTGTCCGTAATCGTATATTTCCCCATCGTAAATCTATAATATCTTTTTCATTACCATATAATTGTTCTTCTGTAAAACCAAAAATTATTTTAGCTATATCTTTTATTGGATCCGCAAATCCATACTTAATAAATTTGTATTCTTGAATTAAATAATCAGATATAGTATCCTTACCAGAACGCTTTTTACCAGCAATACCAATAATCATATTATATCTGTTTAGATAGAAAAATTTAAATATAAAAAAATTAAAAATAAAATATTAATTAACACCTTGTAATTCATCTAATTTTTTTTGAATATCATCTAAAGAAGGTACATAATTATTACTGCTACTTGGCTCTGGGGAGTTAAAATTCTCAACAGTATCATTTCTTCTTACAAGTTTATCTTTATTTTGGACTACTAAAACAACAACAACAATTAATATAATTACACCAATACACATTTTGGTATTTTTGTTTATTTTCATTTTATATATTAATAAAAAAGAAAATTATTTTAGGATATGTAATTAATTAAATTAAATGAATTGGAAAGTCTATATTATTTATAATAAACAATATTCATATTGTGGTGCAACTCCTGATATAGAAAAAAGAATAAAAAAACATAACCAAGAATTACATGGGGGCGCTAAATATACTAAACTAATTGGACCTAATTGGAATTATATTTGTTATATTGAGGGTTTTAAAACAAAAATAGATGCCTTAAAGTTTGAATGGGCTGTTAAACATTGTGCTCCTAAAAACGCTAAAGGTATTTATAATAGAATAAAAAAATTAGAAAGAGTTTTAAATAAAGAAAAGTGGACTTCAAAAAGTCCAAGTTCAATTAATTATAATCTAAAATTAATATGGTGTGATATTACATTTATACCAGAGGAATTTGATATACCAATATATATTGAACAAGATATAATGGAGTAAATTTAACTTAAATTTACTAAATTTAGGTTAATTCCTATATTTTTTATAATATTAATAATAATGGAAAAAAATAATTTAGGGCAAATAATACATAAAACATTACAACAGTTTTATCCTAATACACAATTACCTATAAAGTCATATGAAATTCAAGATATTTTAGACAAAGCCAAAATAGATAAAAGGAATAGTAATAAAGAAGAAATATCTAAAATAATTAAAATTCTAAAACATCATATAGAAATTGCTAAACAAAATAAAATTCAAAAAGTAGAACCTCAAGAATATAAACCTTTATTTACTAATATGGAAAATGAAAATAGTTATTTAGATAAAATGCGGGACGATTTAGCAGATAATCTAAAAAAATTAGAAGAAGAACAAACAAGAAAAGTTGAAACAGAAAAATTTAATGAGTCATTGGTAGTTAAAAATTTTATAAATGAAGAACAAAAGGAATTTGAATATAATATTATAATTGATAGTAAAGATAGAGATTATGACTTATATAATTCTTCTGCTAATTTTTCTATCTCATTGGGTGTTAATAACTATGGAAATGACAAGAAAGGACTTATAAATAGAAATTTTGAGGAAGTCGTTTCTATTGAATTAACAGAATTATTTTTAAAACAGACAAGAGGAGTAACAGGAGCCAGTGATAATACTACAACACCCAGTTATTTATTATTACAAATAGAAGAATTGGGGTCTAGATATGAGGGGACAAATGATATGTTAAATAAAACATTTGCGAGATTATATGATTTTGAAGATTTAGCTTTAAGTGGAAGCGTTACTTTCAGAGAATATCAATGTAATAATTTTATTAAAGTATTTAATCCTAGAAGAAATCTTAATAAACTTAGTATTAAATTATTAAATCCAGACGGAACTGCTTATAGTTTAGGTGATAATGATAAAGATCAAACAGATACAATGTTATCATTGGGTTTTAAGATAGTTGTATTACAAAAAACATTAGTAACTAATTACATAGATAAGACTAATTAATATTTATTTTTATAATTATATAAATATTTTCTTTACTTTTTTTTCGAATGTTTTTTTATTCATATCCCCCATTTGTATAACCACCATTTTATTATAATCAAAAATGAAATGTACTAAATCATAAATATCTTCAGTAGTACATTTCATATATTCTTTTTTTGTTTCTTCATATGTTAATACATTATCTTCATTAAATAAATATTGTTCTCCGTAAAAATGACATATTTCAGAGGTATCTTCTCTTTGTAAATCTAAATTAAAAATTACATTTTTTTGAAACATTTTAAATTCTTCTTCCTTAATTTTTTTTTTTTTAAGTAGTTCTAATATTTTATATACCAGTTCTAAAGATTTATATACATTCCTTTTCTCTAAAGAATAAACAATTTGGAAAATACCACCTTCCTCAAATAATTCATATGAAGCGTCGGTATCATAAACTAAAGGATTTTTCTCTCGAAGTTCTAACCATAATTTTGATGTAAGAAATCCATCCAAATAAGCAATAAGTATTTCTAAACAATATTTTCTCTTATCATAATAATTAAATAATGGGAAAGCAATACCTAATGTAATCTGGAAATTTTCTCTATAATCACTTATAACTCTCATTTTTTTAGAATAACAACATAATTCATAATTATGATTTACGGATTTACTATTCATTTCAAAATTTAATAGTTTAGGTAATTTTGTTTCTAAACTTTTTTCAAAATTACCAGATATTACTAATATACAATTAGAAGGTATATAATATTTTTTATAGAATTTCATTATATCCTTCCTTCCCATATTATTTATAATATCTCTTTCCCCTATAATATAATGTTCTAAATTAGTTCCTTTAAAAATATGAGAAGGTAATAAATCGTCTATGAATTCTTCTGAATCGTCAAATGATTTATTCATTTCCTCTATTACTACGTCTTTTTCCTTTTCTAATTCTGTATTATTTAATATAGAAAAGAATACCATTTCTTTTAATAATTCAATACCTTCTTCAGTATTTATGGAAGGTAGTTTGAGAAAATAACAGGTAAAATTTTTACCTGTGGACGCATTAGTAGTAGCAGATAAACTATCTATTTTTCTATTTAATTCTAAGTTAGTTCTATATTTTTTAGTTCCTTTAAATAAAATATGCTCTAAAAAATGTGCCATTCCATATTCTTCTTTTTTTTCGTGTTTTGAACCTACCCTTACAAATATAAATATAGAACAACTTTTAAAAGTATTGTCATTATTTAAAACATATTTTAATCCATTATTTAATTTTCCTTGTGTTATATTTTTAAAATTATTATTATTTAAAACATATCTTAAACCATTGTTCATTTTGTTATTCGTTATATTATTTTTTTTGGACATACTATTTATATTATTTAAATAAAAAAATTACATATAATATAATGGATATAGATAATATCACAAATAAAGAAAATAAAGAAAATAAAGAAAATAAAGAAATAGATGAATGTCATATATGTTTAGAATTATTAGAAGGAGAAGTAGTGGAATTAAGTTGTAGTCATATTTTTCATTATGACTGTATTAAAAATTGGATTAATAAAAATAAAAAAAATAATAAAGTATGTTGTATATGTGAAAATGATACTGAAATAATAAACATATTTTATAATATGTCACAACCTATTAAAAATATACCTACACAAAATGATATATCCTATAATAATTATGAAATAACTAATTCATATCAACAATCACCTGATTTATACGAACGACACCCGTCTAATAGAATTATAATAGAACGGGAAATTATGGAATCAAATTTATGGAGTTGTTGTAATATTCTTTAAGGTTTATAACTAATACACTGTTTTTCACTTAATATTTGTGGCTCATTTTTAATCTTCTCTAATATTTGGTCCTCCTCCGCAGAAAATAGAGCTGCCGATCTACCGTATATATCATCCCCACATTCTCCCTTATCTCCTTCTTTATGTTCTTTTTCCCTACCCTTCTTAATTTCAACTTCGCTAGGTTTATTAAAATCGTATTTATCAAAGTAAATATTATTTCTATTAACTCTATCTAATACTATAACTTTAATAAGATAAAATACATATACTGTAATAATGGATATACAAATTATTAATGTAATTGATGTATTAAATACGTCAAAATATCTTAATGTTAAAATTATTAAACATATTGCCAAAGCAATTATAAATATATATAATAATTGTATGTTTTCCTTATTAAGAGATATAATATAATCACCGTAACCATATCTTCTTTCGAGTGTTAAGTTTTTAGTCATTAGATTTCCCACAGTTCCTTTATACTCATTTGTTGGACATATTTCAAAATCACCTATATTATCTAACATTTTTTGGTGTTCATTATAAATATCACTTATAATATCCCATGCTTCTTCTCTTTTTTTCACTTCTTCATTAATTTTATCTCTTACATTATTTACTATTTTTTGATTAGGATAATTACCCCCTTCTTGTTTTTCCCCTATATCTATCCACAAATCATCTCTTTCTTTTAATTTTTTTAATAAATCCTCAATTTCATATGAAAGTAGTTTATATCTTTCTTGTGATGTTGTTATATCTGTCATTTATATATATATAATTAAAATATAATTTATTTTATGAAACAATTATTTCTTTTTAATTATAAAATAAATAATTAATATATTAACAATAAACAAAACACCACATATTACATATAAAAGATTAATAATATTACCTGTTATTTCTTTTTTTTCATTTATATTTTTTAATTTTTTATTTAATGTAATTGTTTCCTTTTGTTTTTTTTTTTTTGA